TTTCTTCTCTATCTTTAGAAGTTCTAAGTTTTTCTGCTTGACCTAATTTCATTCTTTTTCTCATAATTATTTTACTCCTTTAAAATCTCCACCTCTTAATGCAGCGCCCATTCCTCTGCAGGCACTCCCACCAGTTTTTAAACCTTGTGCTCTTAATTTTCTAGTAGCTTCAGTTAAACCGCCACCCATTTTTTTATCAACTAAAGTTCTTCTCTTTTTTCTTTTTGTAAATGGTTTTTTACCAGTTCTTTTTTCATATAACTTTTCTAAACCAGCTTTTGTTGCTAAAGCTGCTCCTGCTACACCGGCTGCAATCTTACCAATTTTTGTAGCCTTGGCCGCTTTCGCTGCTCTACTTGCGACTAAATTAAATGCACCTCTATCCCCAAGCGCCATTCTTCTTTTTATAAAATTACTAGTCTTGTCGGACGTAAGGAGTTTATTCATCCTTTTGCTTATATCTTTTTCATTAGCCATAATATCTAAAATCTTTTTCTATTTTAAAATTGGGTTCATCCAACGCATCTTGATATGTTGTAACAAATCCACCTTGTCTGAATCTTAACACCGCTTGGGTCATAGAGTCAACATAGTCATCGTATTGACCATTAGGAAAAGCAGCTACTTCTTCAATAACATCTTGTGCAAATTTCTCTTCTGTGGGTGCATATACCATTTGAGACTCAAATATAGGCGCCACTGAGTTGATCCTAGTATATTTATCCCTACCTTTCGCAGGTACATAATCTATTACAGGAATACCTGCTCTTCTTAATTCATGAATCAAAGGTTGACCAGACGCTTTAGCTTCAATGATAGTTGTCTCCGGTTGCCAGTATTGGTATTGCTCTAATGCTAAATTCTTAAGATCTGGAAAATCGAACCTTCCTTTGATGGCATCCAATAATATAATACAATCTTCATATCCCTCTGCAGGTTGAAATATACCCCATGTTGTTATTGCAGAATAATCCGCAGTTTCTTTTTTAGAGAACGCAGTATCATAACTTTGTATAACATGTTTTAGAACCGGTATCCGTTCTTCGTTCCATGGTTGCCACCACTCACGTTTGATAATCGCACCTTCTTCAGATGTTGGATCTTGCATGTATTGTGCGTTCCAGTTTTTTGTAGTTACTGATGCTTTAACTTTTTCTAATTCTTCTATGGGCCAATACTCAGGCCAAACAGGATCTCCGTTGTCCAGTATCGCTGGAAAGTTTACAACTCTCCATGTATCTGCTTTTGGTTCTGATTGTGATTTGATGAGCCTTCCTGTTAGATCATCAGTTGCCCATCTTGTCATAACAACGACTATCGAACCACCTGGTTGCAAACGTTGTCGTGGGCCTGAACTGTACCATTCATAAGTACGATCCATAGCTGAATCAGACATTGAGTCTTGTTCTGTATGTGGGTCATCGATAATAAGGAGATCCGCCCCTCGTCCTGTGATTGAACCGCCTACCCCCGCTGCAAAATATTCTCCACCATGATTGGTCTCCCAACGTCCTTTTGCCTTACTATCTTCCCTTAGTTTAACATCTCCGAAAATACTTTTGTAGTCTTCGGTCTCCATTAAGTTTCTAACTTTGCTACCGAACCTCGAAGCAAGTTCAGCATTGTGTGATACTTGCATTAGTTTCATTTTAGGATTTTTTCCAATCATCCAAGCAGGAAATAAGAATGATGCAAACTCTGATTTGGTATGCCTTGGTGGCATATTCACAATAAGTCGTTTAGATTTTTTTGTAGCGATATCTTGGAATTCATTAGCAATAATTTGATGGTGCCCCCAGTTTTCAGGGTCCTCTGTTTGCCTGCAGATAAAATCTGGCCACATGGCTTTAACAAATAATAAGAAGTTATCCTGACAAAGTTTTATATACTCAATCTGCTTCTTGAGTATTAAGGTTCTTAGTTCATCATCAGTTAATTGATCTAAATTCATCTTCTAAGTTTTTTAAGTTTTTGGGTCCCCTGTTCAATTAAATCTAACAAAGTATCTAATAGAAACATAACAAAATACCAAACAGAGACAAATACCATCAAGATACCCATCATAATACTAAATAAAATATTACTTATTGATTTCATATCGTTACAGCATACACTATTTCTATTCGACTTGCTATAAACTCTCTACGCAGGTAAGTACCTGCTAAACAAACGTGGGCGATTTTTTTAAAATGCGGGTTGGCGGTTGTTTGATTTTTTGAGCCTTCTAACAGGTACACCAATAGCCCTAATGGGCTATCGGTGTCGGTTGTAGTTAGCTACTTAACTTAGTAATTAAGTAACTAAATTTTGTTACAATCTTTTTTCTGAAGTCATCTATTAAAGGGTTACCTGTATTCTCTAAGATTAATTTCTCAACCTCGCCCTCTAACATTTTATACATAACCTCATAGTTTAACTTACTTACTGAGCTAGGGTCTAGCTTAGTATTCTTAGTAAGTTCAGTATTAGCCGATTGCTCGGCTAATACTTTTGATATGTTCATTGGAACATTAGGCATTGTTATCGCCTATTGCTTTGAACTCATTATATTCAATCTCAGTACAGAATTGATTAAATAAGTCATTATGTTTTATTTTGAAGTTAGCTGTTTCAAACTTCTTTCTTTTACGTTTGATCTTCTGAACTCCATAACTACAACCATTATCATCTTGAACAATAACTAAGTTTTGTTTTGTTCTCTCGAACACATCAACTAAGTTTTGTTTCATCTTATCTAACTCTTTACCAATACGATTATATTGTAGTTTATTGATAGCATAAGCCATAACGATTTTTTTTTCGTCTTGCTTTAGCCGTCTTACTGTATTACTCATATTATCCTTTTGTTTGTGTTAGTAATATCTTGTCTTATCATATCTCATATTAATAACAACACAAAAAACCCATTATGATCACAAAGTTGATAAGTGTCCATAATGGGTCGTTTAAAGAACAAACCTACAACTTACCATGAACAAGTATAGACCACAGTTTTTTTATCCTTAATTGCCTGTTTACAAAATTTAATAAATTTTAAATCTTGTGCTTTGTACTCTTTAACACTTTCTTCTTGAAATTGCTGACCCCAAAAAAAACCATCATTACAAAAATTATCATGATAGTTTTGTTTAAAAGTCTTTTCCAACTCCTTAACGACATCATCTGTTATATAAACTTTATCATCTCCGTTCATACCGAGATGCTCCATATCGAAAGGGTTAAACTCTTTGGATAAGTTCTCTTTAGCTTTTTTCAGGAGCATTTCTTTGTTCTGAAGTTGAAACATTTTATTCATAAATGTTTGAAGTCTTGCGTGCTTTCGCCAAATGAAAACGTCTCTCTGTTCCGTCTGACTTTCTTTCTCATCATCTGAATAATATTTTTTCCAATCTATCTTTCTATTACGAAGATGAGCATATTGATCTAGTCCCATATCTGTCTCCTTTGTTATCTCTACTGTCTTATCATATCCCACCTACAAGTCAAATGAAAATTTTTCATACACCTGACATGCTGCCAGATCTCATCTGTATCTTAGAATCATTCTAAACTTTATCGCAAGCCGAGCGAGCACGAGGTATCACAAGATATGAGCGCCCAGAAGCAACGCTGCCAGGAGGATCCACACCATGGTGCCAGGCCAAAGCAAAACGAGAACCAGTAATAACGAGATCATGCTGCTCGGGATCTTTCTAACATAATCTCTCCTGCAGCTACCTCCACTGACCACCAGGCGAGATCGTTTTTCAATTGTTCAACCGAGCTGGCATCCTTGGCAATGCGATGTACCAAGTCCATTACCTTGACTCCCTCCTGCTGCGCAGCTTCGTCTAACGCGTCCCAGATCTCTTTCTCATGTTCATCATGAAACGAAGTTGTTTCTTTGTAGTAAATCAATCCGCTGATGCCTCCAGCTGCTCCGTGTAAGACTATGTCTTCTATCTTAACCACATCATCTTTCTCCTTTTCGAGAATCCATTCTTTTATATTTTTCATCTTTGTCCTTTGTTTGTTGTTAACGGACCTGATGGTCCAGCCGTATACATAAGACCAGATGGGATAGAAGTCAAGCGTTAATTTCAGGGAATTTCAAACCAGACTGGTTCCTCCTGTGAGGGGGCTCAACACAAACAAAAAGAAAAAAGTTGGCCCCCTGTACGAGATTATACGAGATTTACCTACGTGCCAAGTCCAGCTCCCTGACGCTGCCCCCAGATGCAACATCAACAACGAACCGTTGGTGTTGTTTCATTGAACGAGAACGAGCTTTCGCTGCAGGGAGATCCAGAAGCTCCCAGATGGCATCCTGAAGCAGTGGCCATTGTACAGGAAACGAGAACGAGAAACGAGGTTTCAATAAACGAGGATCAGTAATCGCGGACAACGGTCTGTAAAGTTTAAGAGACCTCTCCTTGAGGGTCTCATTGCAGATTAAAACAGTTCCTCCAGCATGAAGTCGTTTGTTTATCCAAGATATTTGCCATTTAGAAAGCTTAGGATATCCAACGTGATCCGATTTAAGTTCCAACCAAAATTCTTTACTTGCCATGCACCCATTTAAATCAGGGATACCGTTAATTGTTTTAGATTCTATGCGAGTAAAATGTATTTTAGGGCAGGCTTTTTTAATTTTTTGCCACAGCACAGACTCACGTTTTTTCATAAATTATTCAGGTCGGTTTTGTACTTTTTCCATCTTTGTTACAGATGATCTTAGTAAAACATTTCGGTCGGAAAAAACAGCAGATTCTGCATCATAAGATGCAAATGTCCACACATGTTTCTTATCTTTGTCAAAAATAAATGCGTGAGTTATCATTTTTGCTGGCTTTAATTTTTTAACTTCAGAAGCTTCTGCATGACCAGCGTCCCCGCAGGGATCCAACCAATAAATCCTGTAGTAATAATATTTTTTACCACCAACGAGAGCTTGTTTATACTTACTTTTCTTCCGTCTTAACATTTATTTTACCTAAGTTCATTGTTAAATGATCGTTATGCACTTCATTAAATACAGTAATGAAAGAAGTCCAATTATTACTCTTTAGGTAATTCTTTTGTCTCTGGCTCAACTTCGATCGTTTTGGCATTAAATCCATCGATCTTGTTTGATAGCTCGTTGAGTTTTTTCTCAAGCTCTGCACGTGACATACCCTCCAATCCTGATACTTTTACTTCTCTCTTATCAACATATAAACCAGCTAATTGTCCTGATCTAAATTCTGCATTTATAGCTGATGCATATTGTTTATCAGAATAAGCAGCGTCAGCATATTTTTCTAATCTTTTGTATCTACGTAGTCTATCCTTTTCATATTTAGCTTTTGCTTTCTCAAGCTCTTGATCTAAATACTTTACTACGTGTGGGTTATGTCTTCTTAATGTTAATCTACTTCCAATATCCGAAAAATTCTTATCATTCTTAGCTTCATATCCAGCTCTCTTACAAGCTTCACCTTTTGTAATCTCACCCCAATTAGCAACAAGTATATCTACAAATTTTCTTTGTTTAGGAGTTAGATCATCAATAGTTCTAAGTGCTTTTGATTTAAGAGCCATAAGTAAATCCACCTTTTTTATAAGTTATTCCACCTCTTGATTTTTTTTGTACTGGCATACCTGGTATAGCTGTCTTCTGTTTAGGATTGACTCTACCAGCCACTCTTGGTTTTACTAATGTTGTAGCTTGAGCTCTTCTGTATTCAGGAGTGATAATTTTGTCAAAATATTTACCACTATGTAACATCTTCATTTGATGTTTAAATGATTTTTTTTGTCTTGCTTCTGCTTTAGCGGCATAAACAGGATCACCCTCTTTTCTTTTTCTAGCTTGGTATCTTTGTTTTAATTTTCTATTATATTCTTTCCTATTTGAAACTCTTTCAATAAATTTTTTAGATGCTTTTTTACCACCCTCAGCTAAAGCTTTTTGAGCTTTACTTTTTGAAAAAGTTGAGAGTAATTTTCCACCTTTTGTAATTATTTGAAATACCATTATTTTTTCTTTAACCTATTTTTTCTTCTATTTCTATTCCTTAAATAAGATAATTGTGCTTTTCTAACGCTTACTGAATCTAAGCCTATAAGGTTTCTTACGCTATCCTGAAATCTTGAAGTTGGTGTAGATTTGAAACCTCCACCAGCAATATCCAACATCATTTTTGGACTCATAAATCTTGGATTAATTGAATAAGTTCTTCCACTTAATGTGCTTTTTATTTTTGATTGCTTTTTTGCTGGGACTGGACCTTTTGTGCCAGCTCCCCCGACAGCAGTTAATCTTTTTTGACCATACAAAGATTTATATTGTCCTGCTGTTCTCTTTAAGGTAGCTGCTCTTTTGACAGGATCCAGTTTAGGCTTATTTTTTGCAGCTTCTCTGATTATCCCCTTTTTAGACAAGGGTCGTTTTTTATATAATCGTTTTATACCTTTAATGAGTATCGTCATAATTTTTTATTATATAGATTATTTTAACCCTCGACTAGATTATGCAAATCAACATTTTTGCACTACGCAAGCCAATTAAGGCAAGATATTGTAATTGTGGTGTATCCAGATACACCACGGATACACCATCAGATACACCATAAAATCGATTAAAAGTGTTGGTATACAACAATAATAGTCATCAGATACACCAGATACACCACTTTTGACCTCTGATTAAAAAAATTGCATAGGGGTCTAGAATATCTATATAGTAGATTTTTCAATAGCAACGCCCTGACGTTGCTACCAACGCCTAAATGTTGCTATATATTCTTTGATCTAAATGCACGAATTCGTTGATCTAGACGGACGAATATAGTACAATTATTGCGATTATAATCAATTTCTTGTTATCATCTGAGGGGGCTAAGGGAGACTGAAGCCCCCTTTTTTTTGTTCCGTTGTCCGGTGTTCTGTGCTATAAACGAATCATAGGAGGACATATGACATAACTATTGTCGGTAGGGTAGCATGCTCTCTCGACATCTTTTCCCCTAGAAAAGGTTTACATGTTACCTTACCTCCTATGTTTTATGATTGATAACGATTACTTCCTATTTTTTATTACGATTTGTACTCTCTTTTACCTGTTTTGGGTTATACAAACTCCTTGACCATTTTTTAATACGATCATACCACTCTTTTTTGTATTTAGGGTCTCTAGTCCTTTCCCAATTAAGGGCGGCTAAATTAATTTTATGTAAAGGAGACATGAGTTATTAAGTAATTAAATTTCCGGAAACAGATATTCTCTCCCCCTCACAACGGAACGGGGCCACATAATGAGTTAAACTCGCTGGAAAAATGAACATATCACCAACATTAGGTAAAAATACTCGATTGTTTATACTTTTAGTTTTACTTTCTAAATCTGTTAAAAATGTTATAGCCCCTGCACCATTAGTTTCTTTACTTGCGCCCTCATAAGAATCAAACTCCTCTCTCAATTTAGGGGGTACTTTAAGAAAAATTACAAAGCTTAATTCACCATCATGCGTATGTGGCGGGTTATAATCACCGGCCCTCATTATATTTATCCATAAAGAAGTTAAACGAACAGGAAGACTTTTTTTCATATACCACTCGTTATCTGCGATTTCTTTATGTTTAACAAAATAAGGATTTAATTTTTCTACAAACCATTCCATATCATTTTGAGAATATTGATATTCATCTTTAAAATAACCAACTAAGTTATGTCTAAAAGACTTCTCTGATTTTAAGCCTCTCTCTAAAAGTCCACTAACTATTTCGTCAGTAACCTTAGTTTTCCATAATAAAGGCCCCCAATGAAAATATGTAGACTGTATTATCATTGTGGTTCTTTACCTGCACAGATGTAACCAACTACCTTTTTACCATCATACTCATGATAATATAAATTTGAAAACCACTTCTTTTTTTTCTCGGTAACAGTAACGTTATGATGAAACCAGGAACTACAACTCTCGAAAATTTCAAAACTTTGCATTTTAATTTCACCTTGAGCTAAGAACATTAAAGTTATAATTATGGGTTTCATTGTTTAAGTCTATGAATCACATCTAATTTTTCTTCGTTCTGTGCGATGGTATCAACTAATTTATCTGCTTCTTCAACGTGCTGCGGATGCTCACCAATACCTACTGATTTAGTAAGATATATCTCAAGTGTGGCTTCTGCCTCACTAATTTTAGCGTGATATTTATCTTCTAATGCTTTTAATATCTTCAGTTTCATTTCTTTTTTTTATCCTTTAGTTGCAGTTTAAACCTTATTTGGTCTATTCTATTTTTTATCGATCGTCTCTCCTCTTTTGAGTCTACAGATCTATACTTTTTGTACTCATTCTTATACTCAATCCAATAACATTGTATCTCTGTAAAGACAATCACTTTATTATCTAAACACCACTTGTATCTATTGTGTACATGATCAGGATCTAAATTTGCTAAGTCACAAATGTATTTAAAATCAGAGCCATTGCCCATAAACCATTCATGAGCATCTTTTTTATTGTAAGCTTCATTCTTACCACCAAGAGTATACAAGCAATCTTCAAACGCTTGCACAATAACAGCCTGATATAACCTATGTTCAGATCTACTGGGAGTCTTTACTATTTCTGTAGCAATATTAGTTCCCATAATCTTTAATAAGTTGTTTGAGTAAGTCAAAGTAAAAGGCCTCCATTTTAGTTTGTTGGAGATCTTTAGACATTTTATAATCTTGGTAGATATCGTCCATGAAATAGGTTCTTTCCATCCCATTCATCATTTCAACTTCACTTAAACCTGATGTGTAAATTTTATCAAATATACCCATTTGCATAACCACCAGTTTTGGATAGACAATGATATGGATATGGTGACTGGTGGCTATACATTCTTAACAAGGGACAACCCACGATTCTTTGCAATTCGTTTACGCCCCTTCCGCCAAGCTTGTTCAATTTTACTGATAAACTGTAAGCTGAAAGACCCCATACCATAATCATTACCATTATAAAGCTGAAACATAATTGAAGTTATCTCATCGTAAGTTTTTTTATTAGGACTTATCATCACTAATTTATCTAACCCTTGATTTAATACTTCTTCTAATGGCTTGCGCTTTATCTCTGCCAAAACAATCTCCTTAATTTAAATTAAAAAAAATGTCTGTCGGTGTTCGGTAATTTAAGTAGATTGAAACCTCTACTTTTCATTAGGTTATGAGGAATACTATTGACCTTTAACAAAAGGCGAACACAAGATCAAGTGTTTTTTTGCATTCGCCCTACAATATCTTGTTAAGATACTTTTCTATATAATTTGTTATTCTTTTTGATTGTTAGGCCTTTGACGTGTCTTTTCCAAGGTTTAAGCTGTTTACTCAAAGTTAATGCTAACTCTATGGCCATGGCATGAGTCTTGCCCTTTGTTGATTCTGCTATCTCTATGGTAATTTTTTCGTTTTTAGTTTTCTTGTAGTTATCTTCCATTTAGTTTCCTGCCTCCCTGTATTAATAAATCTGCTCTTAACTTCTCTACAGATTTACCAGTTTTCTTTGCGATTGTTTTAAGTTCAGAGTCAACAAGTTTTGCTATCATTGCTCCTGGTCTCCTAAAACCTTTCTCTCCCATAGCCGTGATGATTTTATAGTTTTCTATATCTACAGCTACGCTTTTCCATTTTTTCGTATCCATATCTTATACTCCTTTTTAGTTTTACATTTAGATCTATATACCCTATCGTATTCACACATGTAGACTTCGTGCACAGCTTGGGGTCTTGCTGCTCTTTTAATCTTTCGATTAATTGCATCTATGCGTTTACTTTGCCAAGTCTTTACAATTGCCTCTGCTGACATTCTGTCCATCCTTTTCTATAAACCAAACATAAGACCATTCCGTATGTCCGGGTGTGCATTTTTTACCTAACTTTACTGTATAACCACAGCCAGTTAATAATAAAAAAATCATTACTACAATTACATTTTTCATATATCTCCTAGTGTATTATGAAGTAATAAATTACTCCTATTAATATTAATAAAAGTTTTGGTGGAATTATTGCCAACAAAACTAAAAAACAGATCCAACCTATTTGCTTCATCATTGTTCGTTGTCTCCATCTGCTTTTTCTAAATCTTGCTCATATGTCCTGCATTCAATCTCATCATTAATAAGATCAGTAGCAAGCCACTCATTTACAGGATATACAGGTGCAGAATAAACATCTACTTTAGTGGCTGCTAATCTACTTCTTTGCTCCTTAAAATGATTTGAGTCTTGGCTTGTTTGATTACCTTGTTGATCATGGGTGTGTGTTTTAGAAAGCACATCATCCATTTGTTTAACCCACTTTTTAAATAAATGGGAATTAGATTTTAATTTTAAGACATCCATGCTGTTCTCCATGATTTAAATTTGTCTTGTAAATAATCAAACAAAGCATAGAAACCTGTCTCTGCTTTTAATTGTTTTGCAAATACAGCTTTATCTATTTCAATTCCGTTATGGTATAGTTTTAATTCACCTTTGTCTCTTTCATAGGTAATCAAGATTGCATCAGTGTCTGCACCAAGCGTTTGCACAATATCATCTGGATTTTTTTTAAAATCAACTACTGTTGATCCTGAAGATACAGTAGGGTGCGTTAAGTTTTCTAACACCTTTTTGAGTGTGCTTAGTTTTTTGTCATCCGTTTCCATGTTATACTCCTTTTATTTGTCTAGCCTTTATAACAAATTAGATATTAAATGCAAGGATTAAATGGGAGATTAATTGAAATTTATACTTACAATATACGTGTGTTCTTTTTTAGATTTCACTTGTGCTCCGCCTGTGGAATATCCTAAAAAATTTAATAATTGGTATGAGTGCATGCTAAAAGCTCATGAAGAATCTGTTAATTTGTTAATTGAACTACCACAAGATGTTGTTGAGAAAAATAGATTAGCAACTAAATATACCTGTGAACTACTCACAGATGTATAGGGTTGTATTATTGTCCTATTTTGGTATATAATCTCTTATGAACAGTTATCGAATTCAGATACGATCAGAAGGAAAGTATTTTGATGGGATAATTGAAGCTGATAATGAAGCTTTGGCTTTACGACAGTTTGGAACTAAACTGAATAATGGTGAAATCAAAGCGCAAGATGAACCTCTTTATACAAAAGAAAGAGTTTTCATCACATATGAGGAGCTAAAAAATGGCACTACAGGAGTTAGTATCGGAGAAACTTCAGTTGGAGTCCAAGTGGGCAAATCAGGCGTTGAAACAAGGTAGAGTAACAACTGATATGAAGTGGATCGATATTAAAATTAAAGATCTTAAAAAAAGAATCAACGAACAAAGTGTGGTTGATGCAGCGCAAGGTCTTTTCAAAAACAGCTAGTAAAAAGAACTAGCAACCTATAAAAAAATCATTTATAACACAGGTTAACTATGCCAAAAAAAGGAGACTCTTATGCTCATATTCCTAACTATATTAGGCACTATGTTGAATCAACCGAACGAGGCCACATTATTAAAATTCTTACTGAAACAGGACTCCACATTTACGATTGTAAGTGGGGTGACTACAAAAGACCAAAAGCTATTACCAAAAAGAAAACCGAAGATTAAAGATATTGATGGGTGATACAAGATCTGACTATTGGCTTACTAAAAATGTATTTACAAAAAATAAAATAGAAGAGTTAGATAACTTTGCTTCAAAACATTATTACTCTGATGAACCAGAGGGATCTGGAGCAAACAATAAAAATGTTGAAACAAAATTAATTAGGTATGGAGAAATAAAACACTTATTGTCTGATTTGGTTGATGCAATTTTACACGTTAATGAAAACAAATTTGGTTTTTATGTTTATCCTGCAAGAGACAACAATTTAATAAACTACAATATTTATAATTCAAAAATTCAAGGTAATTATGGTTGGCATACAGATTCGTCAACAAGAGAATTTACAGATATGAAATTGACTTGCTTAATTAATATTTCAACAGAGCCTTATCAAGGCGGAGACTTTTATATTTTTAATGGAGGTCCACAAATTGTTAAAGACTTTAATCAACCTGGAGATGTATTAATTTTAAAATCTTTTGTAAATCATAAAGTGACACCTGTTATATCAGGTGTTAGAAAAACGTTAGCTTTGTTTTTTTATGGGCCTTTGTTTAGATAATACCCAAATCTCTTAATTCTTGCGGTGGCCGTTGTACGGTGCACATTGGGCAGTCTACCTTAACCTTTTCTGTTTCACTTGTGTCTTTCCATACCCACACCTCTCTAAGATCTTGACACCTCAAACAACTGTGTTTCTCTTCTACAATAAATTTATTCATCTTTAGCCTCTCCCCAACTTCTACCAAGAGCTACATCTACCTTAAACGGGACTTTAAGATTTTCTATACAACTCTCCATCTTGCTTTTAATTAATTCAATATCTTTATCTTTTCCTACACTAAAGCATAACTCATCATGGATCTGTAATAAAGGCATATGACCAGCTTTATAACAATCAATCATAGCTTGTTTTGCTTGATCAGCTGCAGAACCTTGAATTAATCTGTTTAGGGCTTTGTAAGTAAAAGCTCTTCTTATATTATTGCCATAATTAGCTTTGGCTTCATTATAGTTCATGGCTTGATTCATTCCAAATGTAGCAGGTTCCCATTTATCAAATCTACACTTACGGCCTTTAATGGTTCTTATAAAACCAAACTTACTAGCAGATTGAGTTACAGCACTAGCTAATTTTTTTACAAAGGGAACTCTTGAGTTATATTTATTTAATAATATCTCTGCTTTGTCTTTTGATATACCAAGCTCTTTAGATAGTTTAGCTTTACCCATACCATAGAATAAACCAAGGTTAATTGTTTTGGCCTGTGTTCTTGATATCCCAGCCATGTCAGC